GAGCAACCATAATGAAAGAAGAAATCACTGATGTAGGTGACGAGAAGCAAGTAGAAAAGGGGAAGCGTGGCGAGAAGATTGGGCGTGAACGCGAACTCTGGGAAATACAAGAATTATTGAAAACCAACTTTGGGAAAGGATTTATATGGCGTATTCTTGAGAAATGTCATATGTCACATACGATTAGTCATAACGATTCTTTACATATGGCGCGTATGTCTGGCGAGCGGGATATTGGATTATGGCTTATGGATGAACTTCGTAAAGCCAACCCTAATGCCTATATCGAATTAATCAAAGAGCAACAAAAGCGAGATGACAAATGAATGAGACAATTTCAGAATCGGAAGTTTCTGAGGAAGAGAATAGCGATGCCACATTAATCACTGATGACAAAGTTGAAGATGAAAAATCCGCAGATGCTTCTGCGGAGAAATCCGAAGATGCGGATAAGGAAGCCAAAAAGGACGAGGACAGCCTCGCTGACAAGTCCGACGGCGCACCTGAAAGCTATAAAGACTTCACTTTTTCAAAAGACCTTGAGTTTGATGACGAGCTTATGACGCAAGCCAAGAGTGTCTTCAAAGAACTTAACTTGACACAAGAACAAGCACAACAACTTGTCGATTTTGAATCCAATGTTAAGGCTGAAGAAAATCAACGGCAGCAAGGGGCTTGGGATGAACTTCAAGATACATGGAAAAAGGCATCTGAAAATGATAAAGAATTTGGCGGCGATGGTCTCGATTCTAATTTGGCAATTGCCAAGAAAGGTCGTGATGCATTCGGCGACAAAGAATTTAATGAGATGCTAGAAGTTACTGGCGTAGGAAATCATCCTGAGATGATTCGGTTTTTGTTTAAGATTGGAAAACTAGTTTCTGAGGATAAAATCCTACAAGGGGGTGGTTCTCCTTCTGGGTCTATGACTCAAGCAGAACGACTATTCCCTGATATGAATAAGTAAGGAGATTTCAATGGCAAATCCTACACTTCTCGACCTTGCGAAGCGTATGGACCCGGATGGAAAAATTGCGGATATCGTGGAAATCCTGAACGAGACTAACGAAGTTCTGGATGACATGACTTGGAAAGAGGGTAACCTCGAAACAGGTAACCGCACGACTATCCGTTCCGGTATCCCCGCTCCGACTTGGCGTAAGTTGTATGAAGGTGTGCAGCCTACCAAATCTACCACGGTGCAGGTCACCGATAACACTGGTATGTTGGAAGCATATGCTGAAGTTGATGTCGCGCTCGCCGATTTGAGTAACCGTACAGCAGCTTTCCGCCTTTCCGAAGACAAAGCCTTCATCGAAGGTATTAGTCAGGAATTGGCTGACACGATCTTCTATGGTAATGAGGGGACAGAGCCGGAAGCGTTTACCGGGCTGGCTCCACGTTTTAATAGCCTAACTGCAGAGAATGCCGATAATATTATTGTCGGCGGTGGTTCAGGTTCCGATAACGCCTCGATCTGGTTAGTGGTCTGGGGTGAGAATGTCCACGGTATCGTGCCCAAGGGTTCGACTGCTGGATTGAAGATGACTGACAAGGGCATCGTAACCATCGAAGATGCTGATGGTAGCGGTGGTCGTATGGAAGCCTATCGGACACACTATCGCATGGATTGCGGTTTGACAGTTCGTGACTGGCGCTATATTGTTCGTATTCCGAACATTGACCGTTCATTGCTTGTAAAAGCTCATGGCTCGGGTGCCGACCTTCCCGATCTTATGTTCCAGGCTATGCGGTTGGTGCCGAACTTGAACGCGGGTCGTCCTGTGTTCTATATGTCTCGTGACGTTGCTACAATGGTTGCGCGGCAGGTTGCGGTTGATGGAGCTTCAACGTTCTTGACAGCCGATGATAACCAAGGTACAGAGCGGTGGACAGAGCGTTTCCACGGCATTCCGATGCGGCGCGTCGATGCCCTCGCGGGCGACGAAGCCACAGTCAGCTAACCCTAGAAACAGGAGAGTACATAAATGTTTATGGATAGCACTCTTGAGTTTGCTGACGCTTCAAGCATTGGCACTCCCAATAACTCTACCGTCAATGTTGGTTCGACGGTAGATAGTGATCTTGCTCGTGATATCGGTGCAGGCCAGCCGGTTTATCTGGTCATTACCGTTGATACAGCAGTCACTTCTGGTGGTTCTGCAACAGTGCGGTTCAAGATGGTTTCTGATGGTACTTCTACCATCGCTACTGACGGTACCGCAACAGAGCATATGACCACACATGACTTTCCGGTTGCTAGTTTAGTTGCTGGCTATACGGTAGTCATTCCACTTACGTCGGTTAATCCTTCGTATGAGCGATATCTTGGTTTCCAAGCTCAGGAAACTGCTTCATCGGCTCTTACTGGAGGGGCTATCAATGCGTTCTTAACTATTGATCCGCATGGTTGGCAGTCTTACCCGGATAACGTAAAATAAGAGTACCCCTTCTAATAGGAGAAAACAATGAATATGTTTAAGAAAATTGGATTGGGTATTGCGGCTTTAGGTTTTGGTTTAATGTTAACTATTCCTACTGCCGATGCTCGCCAATTTGGCTATAAGATTGATGGGGCAACTGTAGACGATGTTACTACAACTGTTTGTACTACAGGTCCTAATCAGAATGTCTCAGGCTTTGGTAATGGCGTATCCATGAACCAAGTTTGGGACTTGCAAAAAGAAGTCGGTTCTCCGGGTTCTGGTGCATGGGTTAATGTTGGGGGTTTCACTGATGTCTTCCCGACAACCAATGGCGCTGCTGCTGTTGGTGGCATTACTCAGATTATGCGCTATAGTTCCCCGGAAAAGGCTTGCTATAGGTTGCGTATGTCCACGGATACTGCTGGTACCGCACAGGTTCAGTTAGTTGCCGATGGTGATTCACCTACAGCGGCCTCTTCACTGACTACTTCTACACACACTCGTCGGTTTGACGATTTCAATACAGGCCTTCTACCTATTACGACTGGACACGTAGCCGATAGTTCCTACCTAGCCTTTATTGGGGGCGGATCGAGTGCTGTTGTCTTTGTCGTTGAAGGAGATCAAGAAGGTCTCATCACAGGGTCTTCAGGCTCAACTGATAATGATACGGATGCTTCCGTGATCAGTTATGGTTTGTTGGCGCATGGATCGCTTATTTCAAGTGGATTGACAGTATTCGAGACACGACTTACTCTCGATAGTGCTGTTACCCTGTGGGGAATCAACGTTGGACTTGGCGATATCATCCAAACTTCCGGCGAAGAGCCAATGTTCGAGTGTAATACGAATGTTTGTGCTCAATTGCCGAGTGATGATTTCAATAATGCGGTTGCGTTTCTATACCATACGGATAGTAACGATGCTCAGGGCGACTTCTGGCTAGCCGCGAATGAAAATGCTGACACTATGGGCAATGCTGCGGATGAGTATAGTCTTGGTAATACCCCAGTAGCTAGCACTTATCAGATTTTACGGCTGGAGATTGATAGTAGCGGTCATACGTTCTATTACATCAACGGCTCTCTGATGGGGGTTGAGCCACTTGCGGTTGCTACGACTGCTGTGCTTATTCCGACGGTAACGTTGAATAGCCCGGATGATGGAACTGCTGCTGTACGTAAGGTGTATATCGACTATTTTGATTTTTACACTCCGCGTCCTGCCGCAAGACCATAAACCCTGGGAATGGGTGGGGCTTCGGCTCCACCCCTCTTCCCACCTATTTACTGGACCTTCTTAGGTACATAAAAAGGAAATAAAAATGTTAGTTGAACTTCGACAGAAATGGTTTGCTCCTGGTCCCGAGATCAAAAAGGATAAAATTCAAATGATCAGTGGGCGTCGGTATAATAAAGGTATTCATAAGATGCCTGATGATATGAAGGAGTTTCTCCCTACGGATGCTAAAATCCTTAAGGAGATGCCGAAAGAAGAGTCAAAGGAAGAGCAATCTCATAGCTTGCGCGAGTTCGATCAGGCGCGTGTGGCATCTGATATTGTTATTGAAAAAGCAGAAGAAGCAGAAGCGCAGTTGAAAAAGAAACGTTCTGATAATCTGGCAAAAGCCCGTAAGGCTAAGGCAGATAAGAAGGAAACTGAGAAATAAGAAAGGGAAGTAAATGGCTATCTCGACAGTACAGATTGCTAATTTTGCTCTTTCTAAGATTGGATCAGA